GTCCGGGCTCCAAGCGCTCCGGCAAGAGCTACCACGACAACTGCCGGTGCGTCGCGGTACCGATCTTCCAAGGCCAGGACTACAAGGCGCCCGCCTACGTCCAGCAGTGGTGGGAGCTGTGGAACTCCTCCACTAAAGGCAAATCCGGTGACGAGGCCATGAACGCCTTCCGGCGCGCACTCCACCCACAGCGCAAGGACGCCATCAACGAGCGTCGCCGCGCCCGCTACGCCAAGCGCAAGAACGCCGAGCGCGCGCAGCAGGCCGCCGCCTAGTTCTTGGCCGACCGGTCGCCAACTCCTTCAACGGGTTGCTGACGACACGGCCGGTCGGCCAACCCCCTACTTCCTCCCGCCAGGCGTGGGAGCCATCGAGTCCCTGGAGGACGCAAACCGTCATGCCCGAAGAGACCCAACCGACCAACGAGGGTGCCAGCACTGAGGCTGGCGCGAACAATGCCGGCCAGACGGCCAACCAGGGCACCGGTGAGACGACGGCGAGCACAGCGACCACTGACGCCGCCAAGAAGCGCTCACTGGAAGACCTGCTCGGCTCGCTGGACGAGGAGTCCCGCAAGGCCGTCCTGGACCAGGTGTCCAAGGCTCGTGGCGAGGCGAAGGGCCTGCGTGACCGGCTGAAGCAGGCCGAGCCGCAGCTCGCGGAGTACAACAAGCTCCTGGAGAGCCAGAAGTCCGCCGAGCAACGAGCCCAGGATGCCGCTGCGGCAGCGGACAAGCGCGCTCAGGCCGCGATCTCCCGAGCTGTCAAGTCGGAGATTCGTGCCATGGCCGCCGACTCCTTCGCCGATCCCGACGACGCCGCCACCGCACTCGATCCGACCGAGTTCGTGGACGACAACGGTGACATCGACACCGCCGGGATCAAGCGGGAACTGGCCGAGCTGCTGGAACGCAAGCCGCACTGGGCCAAGGGCGAAGGCACGTCCGCGCGCCGGCCGGCGCCTGACCGCAGCCAAGGCTCGTCCAGCAACAACCGGACCGCCAAGTCCGAGGGCGAGCAGTTCGCCGCATTCCTCAATAACCAGTTGGGACGTAAGGGCTAAAGCCTTATCTGAAAGGGAAGCACCCCCATGGCTACGCCTGTGCTGCAAACTGGGGCGATTCCGAGCACTCTGCTCCCGCCCACACTCGTGGGGCCGATCTTCGCCAAGGCGACCGAGCAGTCCGCCATCATGCGGCGTGCCCGCAAGGTCCCTCTGGCGCTGGACGCGGCCACCGCAATCCCCGTGCCGATGGACGTGCCGGTCGCCGACTGGGTTGACCAGGCCGGCCGCAAGCCGCTGTCCAGCTCGGGAATCGGCGTCAAGACCATGACCGGTAAGAAGGTCGCGGCCCTGATTCCGGTCAGCGAGGAGATCGCACGCACCAACGCCGCTGGGCTCTACGACCAGCTCCAGCGTGACCTGCCAACCGCGCTCGCCCGCGCATTCGACTACGCCGGCGTCCACGGGAAGACGATGAAGGGCGCCACCGGCCCCTTCACCGACTACCTGGCCGCCACCGACAAAACCATCCAGCTCGGCACCACAGCCCAGGGGCAAGGCGGCCTTTACGCCGACCTTGTGAAGGGCATGGACGCCGTTGTCGACGACAACTGGGACTTCAACGGCTTCATCGCCGACCAGCGCCTGAAGCCAAAGCTGTTGCTGGCAACGGACACCACCGGGCGGCCCATCTTTGTCGACACCACGACCGGCGGCGTCGACGCGGCCGGCGGTGGCACGCTGATCGGTGAGCCGCTGTCCTACAGCCGCGGCGTGTCCGGCAAGCTCATCCGCCAGTCGGGCCTGTCCGACACCGGCCTGCGCGCCATCGGCGGCGACTGGAGCCAGTGTGCCTACGGCGTCGGCATGGACATCACTGTGCGGATCTCCACCGAAGCGACCTACATCGACGAAGACGGCGTGGTCCACAGCGCGTTCCAGGAGAACCTGGTTCTCCTGCTCGCGGAGGCCTACTTCGGCTTCGTCTGCGGCGACGTGAACGCCTTCGTCGCCTACCTCGGCACCCCCTCGGGCAGCTAATGGCGAAACGACACCTTGACATCGCGGCTCGGGTGCACGCGTACGTCCCCGAGCACAATGCCGGCGCCGAGACCATGCTGCACAGCATGCTGCGTGCCCTGGTGGCACGCGGCCACCGCTGCACTGTATGGATCGCTCGGTACACGGCAGCTCGGGAGGCCTACGAAGTCGACGGGGTGCGGGTTGTCCCGGCCCGCGCCCGCGTCGACGGCACCTGGACCAAGGCCGATGTGCTCATCAGCCACCTGGAGAACGTCGAGCCCACAGCCGCGATCGCCAAAGGCTACGGCATCCCGTACGTCATCTTGGCGCACAATACGTTCTACCCAACCCGCAAGGCGATCGACGAGTCGTACCCGGCGCTGGTCGTCTACAACTCCGAGTGGATGCGCCAGGAGCTGGGCGACAACCCCAACGGCATTGTGGTCAACCCCAGCGTCGATCCGGCCGAGTACGCCACCAAGCCCGGCGACGCGGTGACCATCGTCAACGCCACCGCCACCAAGGGCGCCGAGGTGTTCTATGAGTTGGCCAAGCGGTTCCCCGAAACACCGTTCCTTGCAGTCGGGGGTGCCTACGGTGTGCAGCTCGGCAGTGAGCTGCCCAACGTCGAGCGGATCGAGCATGTGCCGTTCGACCAGATGCGAGACCGGGTGTACGGCCGCACCAAAGTAGTCCTGATGCCCAGCGACTACGAATCATGGGGGCGGGTGGGAACCGAGGCGATTTGCTCCGGCATCCCGGTCGTCGCCCATCCCACGCCAGGCTTGAAAGAGAACCTGGGCGACGCCGGCATCTTCATCGACCGCGCCGACGTCGACCGCTGGGAGAAGGCGCTCAAAGCCCTGCTAGGCAACGACAAGATCTACGCCAAGGCCAGCGAGCAAGCACTCAAGCGCGCCGCCGAACTCGACGCCGATGCCGACCTGCACCGGTGGTGCGACGCCATCGAGTCCCTGGTAGAGAAGGGCGAATCATGAGCGTTGAACGTGCCCTGGTGATTGCGATCCTGGTCGTCGTCACGCTCGTGGTCATCGTGTTCGCATTCAACGCGATCGGCGCTGGCTAGGTGGACGACGGCTGGCCGAGCGTCTTCGTCATCGTCGCTGCGCTGAAGGACATCTACGGCGATGGTCCGTATCAGGAGGCGCTGCGCATCCTGAAGGTCAGCGAGGAAGCCGGCGAGGCGGCGCAGGCCTACTTCGGCTTCACTGGCCAGAATCCCCGCAAGGGTGTCACGCACACGCGGGAGGACGTCGCCACGGAACTGTGCGACGTCATCATCACCGCGGCCGTTGCGCTGTACTCGTTCACCGAATCACCGAAGGAGCTGTTGGCTGGCCGCATCACGGCCGCCAACGAGCTTGCTCGGAGGCGCTATGCCGATCGGCCCTGAGAGCCGGTTCACCCAACCCCGGCCAGACTGCCCGCACCCCGAACTGTGGGAGTCCAGCGACGGCGACAGCACTGAGCTGGAGGTGACTGAGCTGGTCGCCGCGTTCGTGCGCGCACTCCAGCCCGAGTTCTGCGTCGAAACCGGCTCGGCGTGGGGCAACACCACCTTCGCGATCGGTGTCGCGCTCGACCGCAACGGCCATGGCCGACTGGAGAGCCTGGAGACTGAGCCGGTCCGCGTCGAGGCGGTGCGTCAGCGCTGCCGCGGGCTGCCAGTCGATGTGCTCCAACAGTCCAGCCTGGAGTACGAGCCGCAGTGGCCGATCGGGTTCGCCTGGTTCGACTCGATGTGCGACTACCGGCACCTGGAGTTCCGCCGGTACCTGCCGAAGATGAATGACCGCACAGTGGTGGGCTTCCACGACACCGCACCCCACCACGCGGTCAAAGGGTTCATTGAGCCGCTTGTCGCCGAAGGACTGCTGGCGCCCCTGCTGTACCTGCCGACGCCACGCGGCGTCGCATTCGCTCGTGTGCTTGGAGGTGGACAGTGACCCTCGAAGTGACCGCGGCCCAGATCGACATGTACCTCAACCTCGACGGCAAGATCAACACCGAGCGCGCCGACTTCATCATCGGCCTGGTGATGGAGGATGCCGCCTCGATCGTCGATCCGGTTCCGGATGCGGCGCGGGGTGTCATCATCACCGCAGCGGCCCGGATCTACGGCAACCCGCAGGGACTGTCGGCGGAGTCCGTCGGACCGTTCAGCGCGAACTACCAGACGCCGGCGGCCTACCTCACCAGGCGTGAGCGTGCACGGCTGCGCCGGCTGGCTGGCCGGATGGCTGGCGCCTTCACCGTTGACCCCACGCCGGCCGATGCCTCCCCGGCCGCGAGCTGGCCGCCTGTGTGGGACTGGGACGACCCGTTCGACACGTACGACACTGACGCTTGGAGCGATACGCCGTGATCGCCGGCGTCGCCTTCGGTGTGACAGTCACCTGGCTGCACCGCGAGGTAACCGGCCAGGATGCACACGGCAACGACGTGACCACCTGGACCGAGACCGACATCGACAACTGCGTCCTGGCACCACGTGCCACCTTCGAGGACGTCCAGGGCCGCGACATGGCCATCTTCGGTCTGACGCTTTACACCCCGCCGGGATACGACATGCAGCCGGCCGATCGCATCCGCGTCACCGGCAAGACCTACGAGATCGACGGCCCCAGGGCCGACTGGTACAACCCGCTGACCGCCGGCCAGGGCGGCATCCAGGTCTCCATCTCGTACATCACCGGCTAGACGTGACCGCCGGCGCGGTGGCGGCAATCGGGTCGGTACTCCCGGGCCTGGTGTCACCCGGTTCGGCCCGCCTAAGCACACGCGCCGGCGGTCGCACCCTCTTACCTGCTTGGAGGTTCGCTGTGGCACGCGTGCGCTACGAACTCAACGCCGCAGGTGTTGGTGAACTGCTGCGCTCCCACGCGATGCTCGATGCGATGGTCGACACCGCTCGGGAGATCAAGTACATCGCCGAGGCGACAGCACCGGTTGACAGCGGTGACTACGTAGGCAGCTTCCGGATCACCTCGACCAACTTCGGTGGGCCGAAGGGCGACCGCGCCCAAGCGACGTTGGAGAACTACAGCGATCACGCCTTCTACGTCGAGTTCGGCACGTCGCGGTTCAAGGGCTTCCACACCATCTTCAACGCCGCCCAGGCCGCAGGCGGTGCGTAATGGCTGAGCTGTTCGTCGACGTCGAGGCGATTCTCATTCCCTGGCTTGAGACCAAGCTCGGCGTACGAGTCGTCTCCGAGCTGCCACCCGAGGCACAGCCACCCATCATCCGCCTGTACAGGATTTCCGGCGCCGACAACGACTACAAGCTTGACCGCCCGATTGTCGATGTCGACGTCTTTGCCGCTACCCGCCCGGAAGCCGCGGAGCTTTCCGAGCGCGTCAGGACGGCCTTTCGGGTCGGTCTACGGGGCCAGGTGCTCAGCGGAGTCGTCATTTCCTACCCCTTCACCATCATCGGCCCCCGGTGGCTTCCCGACACCAACACCGATTGGCGCCGATACTCCGCCAGCTACGAAGTCCTGCTGCACAAGGCTCCGCAGCACGCCTAGCAAAGAAAGGTGTCAGCCATCATGGCGATTCCTGTGGACCGCGATGTTGACCTGATGCTCGTCGCCGGCAACGGCGTCGGCTGGACGACCGACAAGGGCGTTGCTGCCCCCGCGGCTCCGTCCGACCCCGGCGCCGTTCCCGCCAGCATCTGGATTCCGATGGGCGCGGTGACAGAGGACGGCCTCACCCAGGCTTTCGACGAAGACCGAACTGAGGTAAGGGTTTGGGGCGTCCTGGCCAGCTTCCGCACCATCGTCACCAGCGCCACACGGACGTTCACGCTCACCTTGCGGGAGACCGAGCGCGACATCGCGATCTCGCTCATGCACAAGGTGCCGATCGCCGATCTGGCCCGCAGTGGCGACGTTCGCTCCTATGCCGACGCCGCCGCACCCTCGCCGGACCGCCGCGCCTTCCTGTTCAAGGCGATCGACGGGGAAGTGGTCAAACAGTTCTACATCCCCGTCGGTGAAGTCACCGACCGCGGCGACGTGCAGTACCAGCCGAGCGATTCGGCCATGTACCAGCTCACCATCTCCACCTACCCCGACAACGCCGGCAACACCGTCTACATCACCGACAACGCGCCGGTGACGCCGATCGGAAGCAACTCCTAATGCCCCGAGCAGTAAAGGTCGTTACCGAGCACGGTGACGAGATACCTCAGTCCGTCGACCTGGACCTGGACGCCCTGGAGGCCGAAGCCACCCAGAAGCCGTTCACGTTCAGGCTCGGCGGCGAGGTGTTCACGATGTGCGGTCCCGACGACGTGGACTGGCAGGTGCAGGCGCGCCTGGACAGCGACGACACAGAGTCCTTCATGGCCTTCATTCGTGAGCTTCTGGGTGCCGACGACGAGGTGTTCAAGCGGTTCTGCTCGCACCGGCTGACCGGCAAGCAGCTCACGAAGCTGACCAGGGCCTGCTACGACCACTACGCGACGACACCCCCGGAATCGCAAGCCTCGCCGCCATCATCCAGGCGCACGGCGAGGCGCTAGAAGCCGACCTGCACAGCGAGTACGGCGTCGACCTGCTCGACCTGTGGCGGCCCGGCGGACGCCTGACCTGGCGGAAGCTCGGCGTCCTGTTCCGCGAGCTACCGGCGGGCTCGCGGACAATGACGGCGATCCGTGTCGCAGCGGGCGAATCCGCATTCGACGACGACGCCGATCCGGCGCAGGCACGGTGGTCCCACACCGACATGCTCCTGGCCGCCGTCATCGACGCGATCCGCAGCCTGCAATGGACCTACATCGCCGGACGCTCCAAGCGAGTGCCCAAGCAGCCCGAGCCCGTGCGCAGGCCAGGCACCGAGGCGGCCAAGGCCAGCGACAGGTCCACCTTGACGGCGGCGCAGTACCGGATGCTCACGGGCGAGGCGCCACCACTGCACCTGATCCAGGGAGGAGGTTGACATGCCCGGCGGCATCAATGTCGGTACGGTCTATGTCGACGTTCGCCCGGATGCGC